CAATCCTTCATATAATAATGCCCTAAGGCTCCACGCAATAAAGCAACACTAATACCATTAAATGATTTAACTGTTTCATTATTCTTTTCACCTGGTTTTTTCATTTTCCTCCTGCGCTAAAAAAGTAAACCATCCTGTAGCAATATACTTGGTTTGAGTTTTACTCATCACTCCTTTATGATGATGTGTCCAATATGGTGGAAAAATAATAAGTCTTCCTTCTTTGGCTTTAACGGTTTTATTAAACGAACTAAAATAAGTTCCACCCTTATCAGTAACCGTATTTAGATATACTGACCACACTAAGACTCTATTACGTGAGGGTGCATCATCTTCACAATGAAGTTTATGAAATCCTCCTCCTGGCAGATATTTTTGTAAATTATAACCTTCATGAACTCTCCACTCGGATATATTATTTAACTCATTAAACTCTTTCTTATACTTAGGTAAGTATGTATGTAAGCACTGTGTCAAATAGTGAGTGGCTATATGATTATAGTTAAAATTAGTAATACTTCCATCAACTTCCCAATCATCTTTACGATTTAGATCTACTTGTGATGGTGTACCCAATACACCTCTATTTAATTTTTTCTTCTCTATCCATCCAATTATTTCCTTACATTGGGTAGATGAAAGGGCATTATCATATATTCTTATAAAGTCCGTAGTTCTATTAAACATTTACTTTCTTAGAGTTTTTAAATACTCTAATACTTCTTCTCTTACTGCCATCAACTCATTAAAACATTTCTGATTATGGGCACAACCACGTAGAGCATGATCTGGTTTATGTACTGACTCTATGTAAAGATCCAATCCACGGTTCCACTTTTGATCTGGGGTTTCATTGTCAAGAATTGTGTTCTGATCCTTCATAGCATCCTGGTTTGGTGGTTAGTTTAATGACTTCAATTAGTTCTTCCTTTTGTTGCACTCTACTCTCATTCACTCTCTCAATCACATCTTGTGCTTCAGAGCATGTAAGAGTAGTGGCAAGAAGAAATACAATCATATGATTATTTATTTTACAATTTCCCAGTGTTCATCTGCCTTTTCATTCATCGCAAAATAATATCTACCAGAAATGGAGGACAAAAACATCTTTCCATCTTCTCTCTTATCAATGCGACAACTATGAAATCTATCCATACTATTATCAAACCGCTCTTTAGCCTCTTTAGACTTGGGTTTAACACAAACAAATTCAGTTTTAGTTGAAGTTTTCATGAGTAAATTTAATTAACGATAGTTTAGCATAAAGAAGGGAGGTTTTACCCTCCCTTGTGACACTATTAAGGTTGTGACAGTGTTAAGCAGTCACCATCAGGATCAAATTTAACTTTATCACCATATACATCTACAAGGCCATTTTCAGTTG